CCACCAATGGCAGGTGGACAGGGTCGCGCCCTGGGTTCCGGTTCGATTCCGGATGCGCCGCTTGAGTTATACACAATACATTGTGAACTGAAGCAGGCCTAGTAATAAACTACTGACAGCAACAATATATATATTATAAAAAAAGGCTGGCTGGAATGATAACAGAACGCTATACGGTTATTTTCTCTGGATTAAATCAAGAGATATATTCTGATGAACGTTTATCAGAGATCTGGGAAAATGAGGCTGATGAAGTTTATAAAAAGACAGGAATATATATAACTGCCAGAATGAATATGTCATACTTTATATGCGGAAGAATTCGCAATTGTAATTTAGGTGGGGAGAGCGTAAATTATGTATCAGTGAGAAACCCGTCTGAATTATCAAGTAAGACGGAATTCTACAATGTTTTTCTTGAAGTAGTGCAAAAAGTTAGAGCAAGACTTGGAAACCCTTATATGGGTATTTCGTTTGAAGAAATCGATTTTTATTTTTTTGAAAGTACATGAACTTCAAGAGCCACTAACCCGTGGCTCTTTTTCTTTACCCAAAAAGAGGTGAGCCTAAATGACAAAGAAACAGAAGCGATTCATAGAAGAATATCTAATTGACCTGAATGCCACTCAGGCCGCCATCCGCGCCGGGTACAGCCCAGATACAGCGAAAGCCATCGGATGTGAGAACTTGACGAAACTTGACATTCGCGCCCATATAGACCGGGCGATGGCAGAGCGTTCCAAACGTACCGGTGTCAATGCAGACCGTGTGGTTCGGGAGTTGGCCAAGATTGCCTTTGTTAATGCTGCTGATGTCATCAATGCCGAGGACGCAACGCTTCGGGATGATGCCAGCGAGGAAGACACTGCAGCTATCCAGTCCGTGAAGGTCAAGACATTTGGAGAGGATGGGCTGGAACGGGAGATTAAGATGGCAGACAAGCTCAAGGCCCTGGAGATGTTGGGCCGTCACCTGGGAATGTTTAAAGACAAACTGGAGCTGTCCGGCGGCCTTGACACCGAGAAGACAAAGCTGGATGACCTTCTTCAGCAGATGCGAGGCGGTGGATAATGAGCGCAGAGCGATTACTGTTATCGAAAAAGTACAAGGCATTCCTTCGGTGTGATGCGCCAGTGGAGTTCCTTGAGGGCACAACGGCCGCGGGTAAAACGACGGTGGGGCTGTTTAAGTTCATGCTACGTGTAGCGGAGAGTCCCAAGAAGCTGCACATCCTGGCTGCTGATGACACAGGCGCCGCGGAGAAGAACATCATCAACAAGGACCTGGGGATTCTGGACGACTTCGGAATCTTGGTGGAATATAAGGGCAACGGCTCCGGCGAGTACAAGATGCCCCACATCCTTTTCCATACATCTGGGGGCGATAAAATCATATTTGTAGTGGGGTATGGCAACAAGAGTAAATGGAAGGATGCCTTGGGCGGTCAGTACGGCTGCCTGTACATTGATGAGATTAACACTGCGAACATTGAGTTTGTTAGGGAATCTGTTATGCGAAGCGATTACCTGATGGCCACGCTTAATCCAGATGACCCTGGCCTGGATGTGTATAAGGAGTACATCAACTGTTCCAGGCCATTGCCAGAGTGGGCGGATGAGACGCCAAAGGAAATACTGGACGAATTACGGGAGGAACCAAAACCCGGATGGGTGCATTGGTTCTTTTCTTTTACCCATAACCTGGGGCTGCCGGCGGAGAAGCTGCAGCAGATTATCCAGAACACGCCAGTAGGGACTAAGATTCACAAGAACAAGATTCTCGGCCTACGCGGCAAGGCAACCGGTCTTATCTTCCCGAACTTCGACCGAAAGCAGCATGTGGTTACAGCAGCCTGGGTAAAACAGCAGATTGCCGCCGGCAAGATAAAGTTTCGAAAGTTCTCTGCAGCGCTGGATACATCCTACTCCAGCAAGTCGCCTGATACCATCGCCATGATATTCCAGGGGATCACGATGGACCGTAAGCTCATCATCCTGGCCGAGAAGGTTTATAGCAATGCGGACCTGTCCACTCCGCTGGCCCCATCAGACACTGCGGTAAAATTTGTGGAGTTTCTGGAACGGAATCGGCAGGAATGGGGATTTGCAAAAGATGTCTTCATCGACTCGGCGGACCAGGCAACTATCACGGAGTTGCGCAAGTACAAGCGGCTGCATGGCTGTCTGTATAACTTCTTTGATGCATACAAGAAACTGGAGATACTGGACCGCATCAACCTGCAGCTAGGCTGGATACAGCAGGGGTGTTACCTGGTAGTGGATACCTGCGTGGAGCATCTGTCCGAACTGGACAGGTACAGCTGGGACGATGAGAAGGATAAACCGGAGGACCGAAACGACCATACCATCAATGCGTCGCAGTATGGGTGGATTCCATACCGACAGGGGATAGGATTTGAGGAGGGTGAGAAGTAATGGAAATACAACGGTTGGAAATTGATTTTGATAATAGACTTTTAAAAATCAACGGTAAGGATTATACAGAAACTCCAATTATCGTAACTCTTCCGGGCCCAGAGGGATGGCCGCACGCAATGCTATTTAATGCTGACCAAGCAACAGTACCTGGAGAGTATTTGGAATTACAGATAGAATGCACAGAATCTAATAGGAGGCCGGGAAATGAGGTGGCTATCAACATTGAATGAGAATATCAAAAGAGGGGTACGCAGCTGGCTGAATGTGGTGCCGGCCAGTGGGAGCGGCATCCAGATTAACGAGGTCCTGGACTTCGAAGCGAACGCCATCCGCAACCGTATCTGGTATCGGGGAGACAGCAACGAGCTGGAGCAGATGTACCAGCAGCTGGCAGAATATGCGGATAAATATAAGTTCTGGGCCAGCAAGTGTACACCGGGCATGGAGATGCGCAAGATACATACCGGCCTCCCCGGGCTTATCGTTAGGATTCTTTCGGCGATTGTCCTGGCCGACATGAACGACTTTGATTTTGATTCACCAGCTCAGGAGCAGCTTTGGAAGGAGATTGAAAAAGAGAACAAGTTTCGGAAGGCCTTGGAGAAGAGTCTGAAAGAGGTTTTATACATCGGCGACGGGGCCTACAAGGTGACCATTGACACGGCCATCAGTCAGTATCCTATCTTGGAGTGGTACCCAGGAGAACGGATTGAGATTATCAAGGAGCGCGGACGCCTGAAAGAGGTGGTATTTAAAACACCGTATAATATCCGGAGTCAGCAGTATATCCTATATGAGCATTACGGCTATGGATATATACGCAACGAGCTGTATAAGGGCGACACGCAGGTAGATATGAGCACTATTGATGTCACAAGTGGTCTTAAGGATACAGTCTTTGATAAGTCAGTCATCCTGGCGGTTCCGCTACAGGTGTATGAGTCAACCAAGTATGAGGGACGTGGAGGCTCTATTTTTGACGGCAAGCTGGACAGTTTTGACGCTTTTGACGAGGCATGGTCCCAGTGGATGGATGCACTTCGGGCTGGCAGGGCAAAAACCTACATACCGGAGTGTCTGGTACCGCATGACCCAGCGACCGGACAGATTTTAAAGCCAAATCCGTTTGACTGCCGATACTTTGCATCGGACAATGATATGTCTGAGAAAGCGGAGAACCGGATTAATACAGACCAGCCATCCATTCCTCACGACAGCTATCTAGCATCCTACTGCACGGCTCTGGACCTCTGCCTACAGGGCGTCATCAGCCCCAGTACGTTGGGAATCGATGTGAAGAAGCTGGACAACGCCGAGGCGCAGCGGGAGAAGGAGAAGGCAACCTTGTACACCCGGAACGCCATCGTGGAAGCCTTGCAGGAAACGCTGCCGGATGTAGTGGATACTTGCATCAATGCCTATTACATCTTGATTAAACAGCCCATAGAGGAAATTAAGGTGGAGATTCCGTTTGGTGAATATGCCAACCCGTCCTTTGAGTCTCAGGTGGAGACTCTCAGCAAAGCGCGGCCCGGTGCGAGTATTATGAGCATAGAGGCCCAGGTCGAAGAGATGTGGGGGGATAATAAAGATGAAGCGTGGAAGGCAGGGGAAGTGAAGCGATTGAAAGTTGAACAGGGAATTGCAGAGATGGAGGATCCTGGAATTAATCAGGCTGCAGGTGATTTCCTGCTGAACATGGAGGGAGGAAGAGCGGATGAAGGTCAAGGTGATAAACCGGACGTACCAGATGGGCTGGGAGGAGTACCAGGGGCTCCTGCAGGTGGCAAGTGAGCAGGTGCCGTTCGGGATTTACGCCGTTGAGAAGCAAGGATATGCGGAGCTGCGCTGCGACCACTGCAAGAGCATCACGCAGCTCAAAGAGCTGGCACGGCAGTTTAAGGCACAGGGATTTAAGGTGTATGCCAACAAACGCTGCCAACTCATGGAAGGCGGAGCTGATGGAGCGGAGGGGGCGCTGATGAGTGCAACATAATGAGTATGATATCGGCGCCGCCTTAAAAGCCATCGAGGATGAATTGATAGCCTCTATGATACGTAACATGGACCGGCACCGCGCCGAGGAAACAAAAGAAGGATATAACTGGTCGATGTGGCAGGCGGAGCAGCTGAAAGCTTTGGAGAAGTATAAGCGGGAGAATCAGAAACGGTACAGCAAGCAGTTTAAGTCTATAAATGGGCAGATAGGAGAACTACTCTATCAGGCACGGCAGACCGGTAACATGCAGCAGGAAATCCAGATACTGAAAGCCATACAGAGGGGATATCGGTTCCCAAACATGCCGAAGAAGCTGTTTAATCTGTTGGAAGAGATGGACGGAAAGACGTTTCGGCAGAAAGCATCATCACTGCTTAAGCGTTTTAAAGGCAAGGAAGCTGCCCGGGGGACAGCAGAATTTTTCCAACTTAATGACCGGAAGCTGGAAGCACTTATCAAAGCAACGACTCAAGACATGGAACGCGCAGAGACAGCAGTATTGCGGATGGCTAACGACCAGTACCGGAAGGCCATTTTCAATGCCCAGGTGTATGCCAACAGTGGCGCCGGTACTTACGAGAAAGCGGTGGACATGGCTACCAGGGACATGTTATCCCGTGGCCTGAATTGTGTGGAGTATGCCAACGGTGCGCGTCATACACTGGCCGATTACGCCGACATGGCTATCCGGACAGCAAGTAAGCGAGCTTACCTGCAGGGGGAAGGTGAGAAGCGTCAAGAGTGGGGGCTCGCCACGGTCATTATGAACAAACGTGGGAATCCTTGCCCGAAGTGCTTGCCATTCGTCGGTAAGGTGTTGATTGATGATGTATGGAGCGGCGGCAAGAAGGTAGACGGCCCCTACCCTCTGATGAGTACAGCTATTGCCGCAGGACTCTACCATCCACGGTGCAAGGACAGCCATACCACCTACTTCCCCGGAATCTCTACGGCGGACGTTACGTGGACGAAGGAGGAGCTGGAGGCCATTGAAAAGACTAACCAGCGGCAGGCAGAGAGACAGCATGCAGCACGGCAGGTGGAAAGATTCGGGAGGCTGGCAGAGTTTTCTCTACATCCGGAAAATAAAAAGAAATATCAGCAAAAGAAAAACAAGTGGAAACAAAGACTTGCACAGTATAGGCAAGCTGATATAATGAAAACAGAAGGTTGGACAGATGAGGCAATAGAAAGGCGTAGACTGGATGAAGCTGCGATTGCTGGGCATAAAAGCGAATATGCCATATTGTATGATGAACGAGGGAATAAATTATTTAAAAAGCATGGTGGTCAGCATGAAGTCATTTACACCGATGATGAATGGGCGCTTATGAAAAATGGAGTCTCAACACATAATCATCCATTGGGAGCAACCTTTTCTCCTGATGACATCTGTGTTTTGAAAGAGAGCGGACTAAAAGAAATAAGAGCCGTTGGGAGAGACGGTGTGTTTGTTTTGAAACAGCCAGATATATGGCCAGATGAATTATCTTCTCCGGATAAAATATTTGCTGCCTACGATACTATACAAAAAGAGTTGGAGCCTGAATTTATACAGGCCTATATGGATGGGAGGATCACAGACGAACATGAATATTCAATTTTATATCAGGCGCGGATTCTTGAAGAACTCACAGATAAATATCAGTTAAATTATTTTGTGGAAAAGAGGTAAAAGGATGCCAGATAAAAAAAACAGGGTTAACGTTAGAGACATAGATCGTCCAATAAGCGAGTATCCAAAGGGAACGGAGATTGTACATACCGACAATGCATTTATTCCTTTGCCTACGAAAGAGGAGATGGAAATGTTTTTAAAAAAGAAAGGCGATACCACCAGTCGATAAGAGGCCGGTGGTATTTTTATGTTGTTGCGATATCGCAATGAATAGGAGGTGATCCGATTATCTCCCTTTGAGGCGCAGGGTAATGCGTCTTATTTTTGTGCCAAAACGCGACAAGGCCTAAAAAGGTGCGCGGCCGGTGACACCGATGACAATGGAGCAGTCCCAAAATGGAAAGGAGCACATGACAATGAGAAAGAAATATCGGATGAACTTACAGTTATTTGCAGAGCCCACTGGTGGAGCAGGGGGAACCGAGCCGCCGGCAGGAGGACAAGGCCAGCAGACACAGCCGTCTTCGGCCGGAGGGCAGCCGGCGCCACCGCAGATTGATTATACCAAAATCCAGCAGATGTTGGAAGGCACCTTGGCGGCCAAGGAGGACACGGCCTTGAAGGCCTATTTCAAGCAGCAGGGCCTTAGCCAAGAAGAGGTGGAGCAGGCAATCGCCACCTTCAAGCAGCAGAAAGCAGCTCAGCAGCCGGATGTGGCGGCGCTGACACAGACGGCGCAGGCAGCTCAGGCGGCGGCCCAGCAGGCCATGCTGGATAAGGAGGCAACCCTTGCAGCCATCAGTCTGGGACTCGATGCCAAGACTATCCCGTATGTGCTCAAGATGGCCGACTTAAGCCAGGCTATAGGACAGGATGGGAAAGTCAACACGGAGGCCCTTAATACGGCCCTGAATAAGGTCCTGGAGGATGTACCGGCCCTTAAACCGCAGGCGTCAGGGACAACTGGCTTCGTGCAGGTGGGAGCCGCCAGTACAGGGCAGCAGACAAGCAACGAACCAATGACGCTGAAAGATGCAATTTCAGCAGCACTCAAAAAATAAGAAAAGAGGTATAAGATATGGCAGTAACATTAGCTCAGGCTAAACTTAAGACCCAGGACAAATTGTCTATGGCAGTCATCGATGAATTCCGTAAGTCCAGTTTTTTGATGGATCATATGATTTTTGATGACTGCGTTTCCCCTGTAGGTAGCGGGGCAACCATGACTTATGGGTATTATCGCGTAATCACACCATCTACGGCCAGCTTCCGTGCGGTTAATGCGGAATATACGGCGGACGAGGCCAAGAAACAGAAGTACACCACAGATCTTAAGATTTTTGGAGGCGCATTCGAGATTGACCGTGTGATTGCGGATATGGGAGGAGTGGATGATGAAGTGACCTTCCAGATGCAGCAGAAGATAAAGTCTGCATCCGCACTGTTTTCAGAGACACTAATTATTGGTGATTCCAGCAAAAATGAAAAGAGTTTTGACGGTTTGGATGTGGCTGTAACTGGAAGCTCCACAGAGTACAAGCCTAGCGCAGCAATTGACCTTTCCACTACAGCCAAGGTAACCGAAAATTATCAGCTGTTCCTGGACCAGTTGGACGAGTTCCTGATGGGCCTGGATGGCAAGCCGGATTTTATTGGTGGTAATCTGAAATTGATTGCGAAAATTCGGGCATGTGCTCGCAGAGCCGGTATGTACCAGGTAACGAAGAATGATTTCGGACAGCAGATTGAAAGCTACGGAGATATTCCGCTGGTAGATTTCGGCGCAAAGAGTGGTTCCAACGATCCGATTGTATCCATCGACACGTCATCCAGCACAAAAGGAGAGACATCCCTGTATGCGGCAAGGATCGGGCTGGATGGATTCCACGCGGTTTCTCCTTCTGGAGAACTCCCTGTTAAGCAGTGGCTGCCGAAGTTTGAGGAAGCCGGCGCAGTAAAGAAGGGTGAGGTAGAGATGCTGGCAGCAGCGGCCCTTAAGGCAACCAAAGCAGCTGGTATTATGCGCAAAATCAAGGTGCAGTAAGGAGGAGCATCATGCCAAACGAAATGAAATATGGAAATGTGGATTGGCCTTCCAATTCCCCCATCAGCGGGGAGCGGCTGTCCACGTCCGGGGAATATACAGGACAACACAAAGGGACCGTCATTCAGGATAGTCTTTCTGACGCAGATAACGGGGCATATCTCAGAGCACGGGAGACAATCCGGTATGGAACACTCACGCCAGATGCTGGGGACGGTAACTTCCCAGACAGACTTATTACTGTCGGATATACCGCAACGGGAGCGGTCACGGAAATCTCCTTATCAGGAGTGACTTACAATGCTAAAGACAAGGTATTTGAGGACGTCCCAAGCAAGACGAAATCATTTACATTTAAAGACGGGGAGACACCTAAGACAGCAACTAATGCAGACGGTAAATGGTCTGTCACATAGGAGGTGCCTTATGCCCTATGAAGCTTATACTACCTGTGAGTACTACCGTGACGCATATAAGGGGAACATAATCCCCGTGAACGAGCTGGACAAGGCACTTAAGCAGGCCAGCCGCCACATTGATTCCCTGACCTACAACCGCATTGTAGGCCGGGGATTTTCTAATCTGACGGCCTTCCAGCAGGAAACCATACAGGAAGTGGTCTGCCAGCAGGCGGACTTTGAGTATGAGAACACAGACGAGATTAACACCATCCTGCAGGGCTACAGCATCAATGGTGTGTCGGCACAGTTTGGCAGCAGCTGGAATGTCTTTACGGATAAGGGTGTGGCTATGAAGCGTGATGTGTATGCCCTGCTGTCCCAGACAGGCCTTTGCTGCCGGTTAGCAGGGGTGAGGCTATGAAATACCCATGCTTAGTGCCAAAACGGCTCTGCAGGACGGATATACACGTCCATCTGGAATCAGAGGATACAGACAACCGCGGCCATCCAGAGAAGGTAGTGGACTTGGACCTAAAATGTAACTTCCAGGACCGGGCCAAGACCATTCTGACCACAGAAAAGAAGCTGGTGCAGATAACCGGTACGGCCCTGTTTCCTGGGGACATTGCCCCGGACTTTCCGACTCTCAGCGGCGGTACCGTTATCATATTCGGGGAAGAGCGGAGGATTGAGCAGGGGATGAAGGCCAGGAACCCGGATGGGACAGTTAACTATTGCCAGTTGGAGGTGGTCTGATGCAGGTTAAATCAACTGTGAAGATGAATTTCCCGCGGATTACGCAGCTTACACAGGCAGCGGTGACAGCCCTGGAAATGACGGCGGAGGCTCTGCACACAGAGGTGATACAGGCCCAGGTAATGCCTTTTGACACGGGGAATTTGCAAAATGAGAGCACTTTTGTTGATTATAGTGAGTCAAATCAAGGCAAGGTATCGTTGGCGTCCAGTACGCCTTACGCCCGACGTTTGTATTATCATCCAGAATACAACTTCCAGGCAGACGAAAACTCCAACGCAAAGGGAAATTGGTATGAAGACTGGCTTCCAGGTGGAAGTCAGTCGTACTTTGCCACAAAGGCATTTAAGCAGTTCTATAAGAAAACAGGAGGTGTGTAATGCTGACATTGGATGATATTCGGGGATACATAGGGAATCTTGGGATTGTAGACGACAGGAATGTCTATATCGGGAAACTGAACAATAAGAAGGACCATTCCATAGGCGTGTATCACCGGCAGGGCAGCGGCCCTCCCGTGATGGCGCTGGGTGGCCATGATTACAGCAGCTATGATGTCCGGCGTATATCACTGCTGGTCCATTGGGACAAGGATGTGCAGGCATCAGAGCGGGCTGCCTATGCACTATATGAGAAACTTAAAAACGTATCCAGCCTGTCTATAGAGGATACGCCCATTAACTGCATCATCCTCCAGGTTCCAGAACCGGTGGATGTGGGGACGGATGACAAGGGCGTATACGAATATGTGATATGGCTGGATTTTGTATATCAGAGAAAGTGAGGTATAAGAGATGGCAGAAGCAACTGGAAAAGTGTATCCGGTGCATAACAATGTGTTTAAGTTTGGTATAAAAGGCCGCGAAAGCGCAGAGGAGGATATGGCTGTACCGTTAGACTTGGAGAACTTCGCTCCGACAATTGACGGTACTGTGGAGGAATGGTACTCCATGGATGCGAAGGGCTGGGCAAAGGCAGCTATGACCGGTAAAAAACTGGGCTTTTCCTTTAAGGGTAAAAGGTCGGTCGGGGACCCAGCCAATGACTATATTGCCAGCCTGTCCTGGAAGTTCGGGCAGGATGTCATGACTAAGTTTGAATGGACTATGGTATCCGGCGCAAAGCTGGCCTGTGACGTGGTCGTGAACGTGACTACACCAGGCGGCGGCGATACGACCAACATTGACGCGCTGGAGTTTGAGGTGACGGGATATGGTGCCCCGACATTCACGCCGGCACCAGGGGCATAAGGAGGATTTGATTATGGCAAGGAAGGTAGATATCACAGATAAACTGAGTTTTGAAGGGAACCCATCCCTGGTAATAAAGGGAAAGGCACTGGAGGTCAACGCAGATGCGCCGACCATGCTTAAGGTTATGGGTCTGATGTCAGGTGACGACCCGGGTGCACAGGAAATCTTGGACGCATATGACCTGATGTTCCCGGAAAAATCCAAGAAAGAGATGGAAAAGATGAAGCTGGGCTTTAGTGACTTGATTATTGTGGTCCAGGAGGCAGTGCAGCTTATTTCCGGCGTGGAGGAACCTGCCGGGGGAGAGCGGTGACCCGTACTACGATATGTTTGAGGATTGGGACCTGATAGTCTCCAGCTTTTTGTCGCAGTACGGGTTAAGAATCAGGACGAAGGAATTTGAAACAGTCTCCTGGGACGAATTCAAGGCGCTGATTGCCGGCCTGTCCCCGGAGACTGCCCTTGGCCGGGTGGTGGCCATCCGGTCTGAAACGGATAAGGATATCATCAAGCATTATACAAAGGACCAGCGCCGGATATATGATGACTGGCGTAACCGGGAAGTAAAGGAAATGGATGAGAAAACCTTTGAGAAAGAAATGGCCGGTCTAGAGAAGATGTTTGCGGCTATGTGCGGAGGTGGTAAATATTGAAAAAATAAGAATGCAGGTATCCTGCCCCTATTGTGGGTATCGAATGCCTATTTTTTATGACAAGACGGCAGTTTCCGCTGGTATATTTGCCAGATGCAAGGGGAAGAGTTGTAAAAGGGAGTTTGAGATAAAGATTAACCAAGACAAGTAGTGCCATTATGAGCCGATGTCTGATTTTAGATAAAGGCAGGTGATGTAAATGGCAGCTGACAGCGTTGGTCAGATTGGTCTTGACCTTGTAGTAAATAAAAACGATTTTGACAAGCAGATGAAGGGCATCCAGGGGCTGGCTAAGAAAGCTGGTGCGGCCCTGGCGGCTGCCTTTGCAGTTAAGAAGCTGATAGACTTCGGCGCGCAGTGTATTGAGCTGGGCTCCGACCTACAGGAAGTGCAGAATGTTGTTGACGTAACGTTCCCGCGCATGTCGAAGCAGATTGATGACTTCGCAAAGAATGCGGCGGTGCAATTTGGTTTATCAGAGACGATGGCAAAGAAGTTCACTGGAACCTTCGGAGCGATGTCGAAGGCATTCGGCTTTGGCGAAAAGCAAGCTTATGAGATGGCCACGGCACTGACGGGGCTGGCTGGCGACGTGGCGTCGTTTTACAACATCAGTCAGGACGAGGCCTATACAAAGCTGAAATCCGTGTTCACAGGAGAAACGGAAACCCTTAAAGACCTGGGCATTGTCATGACGCAGAGTGCCCTTGACAGCTATGCCCTGGCCAATGGATACGGGAAAGTAACTGCCAAAATGTCCGAAGCTGAGAAGGTAGCCCTGCGGTACAAGTTTGTGCAGGACCAGCTGTCCCTGGCATCTGGCGACTTTGTCCGCACGGCTGATGGATGGGCCAACCAGGTCCGTATTTTAAAACTGCAGTTTGACAGCCTGAAGGCCACCATCGGCCAGGGGCTTATCAATGTCCTTACGCCGGTCATTAAGGTCATTAATACGATTATCGGCAAGCTGATGAGTCTGGCCAACGCATTTAAGGCCTTTACGAACCTGATATCCGGAAAAAAGGGTTCCGGAGGCGGAGTGTCAGTGGCCGCAGCCGGCATGGAGGCCGTGGCGAAGTCGGCAGATAATGTCGGCGCTGCGATGGGCGGAGCCGGTGGAGCTGCCAAGAAAGCAGCAAAGGACATCAAGGGTGCGACAACAGGTATCGATGAACTGAATATTATTCAGCCACCAGATTCTGGTTCAGGAGGCGGCGGAGGGGCCGGTGGAGGCTACGACGCAGATGAGTTTGACATGGGAGAGATTGACACCTCTCCGGTCGACGAGATGGATGCCAAGTACCAAGCGTTGATTGACAAGGCGAAGGAGCTGGCCGACCTTTTTAAATATGGGTTTAAAATTGGCTTTGGTGACACATCGGTTCTGGATAGCATCCAGTCTTCTATTGATGGAATTAAGAAAAGTCTGAAGGATATTTTTATGGATCCGGCTGTTCTGAAGGCAGCCGACAATTTCGCTAATCAGTTCTCCTATAATTTGGGAAAGATAGCTGGAAGCTTTGCTTCTGTGGGGGCCACGATTGCTGATGTATTAGTCGGTTCAATTGATAAATATCTGAATAAAAACCGTGAATTTATAAAAAGAAAACTAATAAGTTGCTTTGATATTGGTTCTCAACTTGCAACTATTTTTGGTAATACCTTTAAAGCACTTAGTGAAATAATAGCTGTATTGCGTCTGGAGGATTTCAAACAAATTGGCGCTGATATTATAGAGGTATTTTCAAACACTGCGTTAAATCTATTAGAATTGTTTGGGAGTATATCCGAAGATATTCTGAACTTATTTACACAGCCTATCATAGATAACAAAGATAAAATAATCGAAGCATTAACAGGGCTTGGAGCCGCCGTTTCACCTATCACGAGCTTAATAGCAGACGCATTTACATATGTAGGGCAAGTAATAAATGATTTATATTCCGGTGTTATACAACCAGTATTTGGGTTTATTGCATCTGTTATATCAGAGGCCATTAGCATTATCCTGTCAGTTTTCAATAAGTGGTTATTACCGGCTTTACAGCACATCGGAGATGCTTTTCGAAACCTACGAAAAGGCCCATTTGCAGAAATAGCTGATGCTTTTAGCACTCTCATTGGCAAAGTAGGTGAATTAGTACAGATAATAGTTGAAAAGCTGATTGGAGTTTGGGAGAGTCATCTGAAACCGTTTGCGGAGTGGTTCATATCAACTTTGGCTCCATATATTACCTTGGCCTTTAACGTGATTGTTGACATTTTGGAATGGGTAATGGGAGTTGTTTCGGGATTTGTGACTGATGTCATAAAATTCTTCACATCAATTTTAGATTTCCTTTTAGGCAATTTTGATTATACGTGGAAGGACTTATGGGATGATATCACAGCGTTCCTTAAAAATATTTGGGATTCAACACTTACAGAAATAAAAGAGACATGGGAGGCACGCTGGAATGCAATCAAAGCCTTTGGTAATGTCATCTGGTCTGCAATTAATATACTCGCATCTAACCTCTTTACGGTATTAAAAAACAAACTTGCTGAAATCTGGAACGCTATTAAAATCAAGGTTGAGGATGTCTGGAATGGAATCAAAGCATACACAAGCGATGCCTGGACCAGTATCAAAGACAAAGCAGCAGAGATATTTGAGGCAATTCGAGATAAGCTTTCTGAGATCTGGGATAATGTCCGTTCTACCATTGAGGAGAAGTGGAACGCTATTAAAGAGTGGTTTGATGACATCTGGCAGAAAATCAAGGACGTCTTCAAGCTGGATGAGATGGTGGAAATCGGTAAAGACGTCATGAATAAACTCTGGGAAGGCTTAAAAGCAGTCTGGGAGGAGATAACAGTGTGGCTTTCCGGCATTGTGGATACGGTCAAGCAGATATGGCAGGATGTGTGTGACACCGTCAAAAATATATTTAAGAAGTCCAAAGAAGCAGAGGACAGAGATAGTGACAGTGGTAGCAAATCTAAGAAGAGCGGCGGCAGTCGTGGCTCCTCCACCGGTCCGGCCAGCGAGATTTCCGGGCATGCCAGCGGTGGGTTCCCGAAGTCGGGCCAGATGTTTGTGGCGCGTGAAGACGGAATACCCGAGATGGTCGGCAAATGGGGAGGCCGCGCAGCCGTGGCCAATAACATGCAGATTACGCAGGGTATTACCCAGGCGGTACAAAGTGGCATGCGGAGTGCAATTGCGCCGTTGGTATCCACAATGACAAATGCGGCCAATCATGCAGCTCCACCGCTTGCAATGGTCGGTAGCACGGCACCGGCATATACACAAGAGGATAGAATGCAGGAGATGGTCAATCGAGCTGTCGCAATGACAACCGGAACAGACAACGCAAGCGAGCAGCATTTGGCTATCATGGTGGAACTGCTGAAAAAGATAATCGAACTAATTGAGAATCTGGATTTGGTGGTCAACATCGACATCCGGGAAATCCGGAAGAAACTAAAGGACTTAGAGAAGCGCACAGGCTATGGATTTACGTAAGGAGGCGGTGAGATGGCAGTAATCACAATCAATGGCCGAGAGTTTCCCGCCCCTGATATTGGCGGAAACCTGGTAGTGGCTACGAACGTAAGTGACGGGAAAAACGCAAATGGCGAGTTCGTCGGGCAAAAGGTGGGCCGGGACCAGTATAAGTTTGACGCTCTGCAATGGAAGTTTCTGGACGCTGCTATCTGGTCCGCTATGTTGCAGGAGTTTGACAAGTTTGTGGTAACAGCCCGGATACCTGACATGGTACATAATAATTGGATAACGATTCGGATGTATCCCGGGAATCGCACAGCTACGCCGATAGAGTTTGATTTCTGGGGCCTCCCGACGAGGTACCGAGACTGCAAGGTGAACATTGTGGATTGTGGGGTGATGGAGTAATGCAGGCGTGCAGCCAAGCCTATAAAGCGGAAATGAAAAAGGAATATCGTAACCGTTCCTACATGCGAGTGACAATCGGTTTGATTAACCAGGAAGCCCAGGCTTCCGCTTTTGTTCCGGATCCGACCAATTACGCCTACTACAGTAATCTAAAATGGCCCCTGGACAATTATTCGGTGTCTGAACTATACGCCACTTGCGACGAAGATTACAGCACGGTGGATGGCAGCATGTATTTCCTGCCTCGCCGTCGGCAGGACGTAGTGTTAAATGCAGGTATTGTAACAGAGGAGCTGTCGGGGAGTATTCTGATTCGTTTTCCGATACAGTACAATATCAAGGGGGTGACTGTGGAGTTTGGCAAGGCGTATCCAGTAGATTTTACGATTGAATCCGACAACAACACGGTGGAAATAGCTGGGAATGCGTCTGGACATTTTGTAACAGAGGAGATATTTACGGCGGCTACTTTCCTGCGATTTACGCCGTCAGTCATGGTCAACGGCCAGAGCCGGTTCCGCATTCATCAGCTGACAATGGGGATCGGCATATATTTTGATAATAAGAAAATCAAGTCAGCCAGCAAGAAGGAGCATATCAGCCCTGTATCAGAGGAATTGCCGACGATTGATTTTGACCTGACGGTGGAGAACAAAGACCGCGCCTATGATGTGGAGAACAGCGAAAGTACGGTGAATTTTTTGGAGCCGGGGCAGGAGATATCGGTGTTGTACGGGCAGGAGTTGGATGACGGGACCGTGGAGTGGTTGCCAGGAGCTACAGTATCCCTAAAAGAATGGTCTGCGGATGATGAAGAAATGAGTTTTTCTGCGTCCGACCGTTTTGATGGAATGAATGCGACATATTATAAGGGGCTGTACCGGGAGTCTGGTATCAGCCTGTATGATTTGGCCACAGATGTGTTTGACGACGCCGGCGTGGATCACCGGACGTACTGGCTAGACCCATACCTGAAGGATGTACTGGTAAAGAATCCTATGCCGGTTGTTACACACAAAGAAGCACTGCAGATTATTGCTAATGCGGGCCGCTGCATTCTGTATCAGGATAGGAACGGGGACATTTTCCTGAAGTCCAGCTTTATTCCGGATATGGAGGCGGCATCTGACAAAGAGACATATTTCAGCCATGCCGGGCGGATCCTGGATAAGACAGAAAAGGAATCCTATGCAATGGCAGCACAGGACTACAGTGATACGAATCGGACGCAATATTTTCTCCCCAGAAATGACGCTGGTGAAGTTTATCTTAACACGGGGTATGTGTCGGAACAGATGGCAGACAGTGCCGGGGCGTTTATGAATAATCCAACGGTGGTTATCACCTTGGAGGCGGCTTTTAAATGCTTTGGCTTGACGTTAGAGTTTGGCCGGAACCATCCGGAGGCAATGACGTTCCATGCCTATTATAACAACGCACTTCAGGAAGATTACAGTGTAACCGGGTTAGAGCAGATATCCGTCATCAGCCATGAGTTCCCAGAGTTCGACCGGTTGGTGCTGGAGTTTACCAAAGGATACCCGAATAACCGAATTGTGGTGGATAATATATCCTTCGGCGAGAGTACGGATTATGTAATGGAGTACGGTGCGGAGCTGACGAAGACGCCGAAGGGAACCCAGGTTGCCAAGACACGGGAGCTGCAGGTGATGCGAACCTTGTATAACCCGGGCGAAGAACCGAAGGATCTGGCGAAGGAAACCATTACGTTATCCGCGATAGACAACCGATATACCTTCTATTTCTCGAACCCGTCTTATGACCTGTCCTGCGCCATCACAGAACCGCAGGCCGGGCAGGCAGCGGCGATTGTGGAAGCAAGCAATTATTACGCCACCGTGGAAGTGACCGGTGCGGCCGGGGCAGTTGAGGTGACCATAAACGGCAGGGAATACGGAACGTCGCAGGCTAAGGTCAGCCGTCAGCTGAACCCGACGGGGACGCTGGAGACGTGGAAGAACCCCCTTGTGTCAGACGCGAGGCATGCTGCGGATTTGGCGGACTGGATCGGCGATTACATGAAAGCGGATCGGGAATATGCGCTGACTTATCGCGGAGAACCGAGGATAGATGCAAACGATATTGCATTTTTAGAGAATCGGTATGTCCCGGATTTGCTCCTGAGGATTTACGACCACACACTTAATTTTAACGGCGCCCTGTCAGGGAGCATGAAGGCAAGGAGGGATATGAGCAATGTGGCAACAGCCAAAAACAGATTGGCGGGAAAATGATTTTTTTAACATACAAGATTACAATCGCATAAAGGGAAATCTAATTGAAATCAGGTCGCAGGCACTTGTCCTCTGGCCGAATTTTCCGTTCGAAGAGATGGGGGAGGATAAGACGTACCAGGATTATGGGTTTTATGCGGATGAGATAAACCGGTTTGAGGCCAATCTTGACCATATCCGCACAGGCACTTTCCCATTCGCGATAGGCGAACAGCAGACTTATTATGACAACCAGCCATTTATCGACTGGCGGGAGTTGAACCGGATTGAGGAGGCATGCCGCTTTATACACAACAATATTCAGAGCAGGATTAACGGTCGGAAGAAGCTGGCCTTTACGTTAAATGGAGGTGCTTTTTAAAATGATTTTAAAAACAGACTATAAGGATGCGATGTACGATGGGGCACGGAAGTGGCGCATTACCCAGAATTCAGACGGGACATCCGGAATTGCAGATGAGACAAGTTATACACAGGAAGGCGATCGGTTTGGGGCTAATGATATTAATTCCACCAATACTGCTATCAATCGGATTAACCATGTGACCGAAGTAACATTAACGGCATCTGGGTGGGAGGGTGGTGCTGCTCCGTACACCCAGACGGTAAGTGTGCCAGGAGCTACGGCCGACCTGGATGCGATACTGGTTAGTGCGCTGGCTGATGGGGCGAGCGTCACCACCCAGAAGGCGTATATAAAGGCATTTGGGATTATCTCCAGCGGAACTGCATCGCTGGGAAATGGGACGGCTACATTTAAAGTATACAAGAAGCCGGCAACAGATTGCCTTGTGGGATTGAAGGGGGTGTAACGCATGGGGAAAATATTGATGCCGGGCGGCGGAGGCGGTGTCGACCTGGATGTAATAACAGCCGGCGCAGAGGATGTTCTGGCCGGTAAAGTAATCGTGGACAAAAACGGGGAGCCGCTGACCGGGACGATGGCGGACCAAGGTAACTGGAACTTTTCAGAACTGGTGGCCGGCTCTGCAGTGACAGTTCCTGGTGGAAAACACGGCGGTGGTGGAAAAGTGACAGCAAAAAGCCTGGCCAGCCAGACGCCCGGTACATCAGCGGCCGGGCATATTCTTGCCGGAAGAACGGCATGGGTAAACGGTAGTAAAATCACTGGGACGATTCCCAGCCAGGCGGGAGGAACATTGACACCCTCCACGTCAGCAGTAACTGCAAACTGTTCTGGCAAATACATGACAAGCAATTACACCATTCCAGCCTTCGCCTTACCGCCAGCAAACGCTCTCCGTAAAGGCTATTCCTACACCTTGTACGGGAAGACAGTTACTGGTACGTTGGAACAATGGTTATCTTCTCCTGCTGATGTTACCGGGAACGAAACAGGAGCAACCAAAATAGGCACCTCGACTGGTTTCTTTTCATGGATTACAAGTCCAAAAAGCATAAACGTGTTTTGTGGTAGTAATGGTGGTTCCACGTTGGGCCGACTTAATACAGCAGTAAATGTTTCGTCATATAAATACTTAAAACTATTCGTCCCCAGAGCATATGATAAGTCAGGCTCACAATACTACACTAAAGTAGGGATATCTTTACAAGCAGATGGAAGCGGGGTTACATATGGGGCGGAGGTGCTTGCTAATAGTACTGTTACTAATTTTAACGTAATTCTGGATGTCACAAATTACAATGGGATGTATTTTATTTATGTGTCTGTAAGAAGCGCAAGCACTACCAAAAATAATGGAATAATGGGTGGAACTATATCCCTATCTAATTCGTAAGTAACGAGTTACTGGCATTTAAGCTAAAGTCATAAATATCTCGTAGATAAACCCCCTATCGGGGCCTAAATTTCCACTAGAACTTCTGTGGTAGACACCATACACATATATGTAATAATTACCACTTAAGGATGATATGTCAAGTATATTATACTCTGGCCCGTTTGATAGTGTATCAAGTACATTAAGTTTTGCCATATCTGTTTCCTTTGCAGATGCAGACTTAGACGCTCCTATTGAAAACTTGTATCCGTTCACCGGGGTACTACCACACCTGCCTTTTACTTTTAAGTATTTATAACTTGTTAAGTCAACCGTTTGATTTAGTCTTCCCATCTGGTAAGCACTCAATATTAAGTTGCTGGAATCTAGTGTGGTACTTGTCATCCCAGTAGTTTGGAGATTGGACCATGTACCATTATTAAAAAAGTATAATGGAGAGGATACATATCCTTCAAACGTACCAGTAACTGTCTTCCCGTACAAGGTGTAGGAATAGCCTTTACGGAGAGCGTTTGCTGGCGGTAAGGTGAATTATAATCAAGAAAGAGAGGTATCCTATGTGAATGAAGAATTAATCACCGACAAAATCAACACACACGAAATACGCATTAATAACCATGCGGATCGACTGGACAAACTGGAGCTGCATGGGGCAGCCAGGGACGTAAAAATTGACAATCTCTGTGAAAAATTGGAGAAACAGACAAGAAGTATCTATGGCCTGATTGGCATGGTAGGTACCGCCTTGGTCAGTTTCTTTTTTTATGCGGTTCAGCAGGGGATATTTCACTAAGAAAGAGAGGAATCAAATGGATTTAACATTTATTACACAGCATTACATACCAGTTGTTTTAGTGGCCTGCCTGGTGGTCGGCTACTGCATTAAGCACATTAAGTGGTTGGATGCGGTCAGCAACGAATACATTCCATCCATCCTGGCGATTCTGGGAGCAATCCTGGGATGTGTGGCCGTCGGAACGGTCAGTCTGGAAAGTATCGTGTACGGGGCCGTAACAGGACTTGCCAGTACCGGCCTGCACCAGGTTTTCAGCCAGATAATCAATAAAACAGAATAATAAGTAACCTGGGGAGCCGATTGGCTCTCCCTTATTTTATAATTTAAGCCATGAAAAGGAGATTAAAATTATGAGTAACTGCAAGAAACACAAAATCAACGACGCCAACCACTACAAACACTTAACACCGGATACGGACTGTACCTGTAACGTTGGTATTAATGGCCCGGCAGGAGACCCGGACTTGATTGCAAAGGGCAGCGGCGGCTATGACCATCCGCAGACCCCGCCGGCGAAAGGGCCGGGAGCTGACCCGGAGCTGCTGGCAAAAAGCAAGCTGCCGTTAAAACATCCGGAAACACCCGCAGCGACTGGACCAGCAGCAGAATAGTTGCGACATTTAAATGGACAGGGCGGCCCTTTGAGACTGTCCTGTCACTGAGGTGACCATGTATATTGACACAAATACAATTATAACGGTAGCCAGCGCAATGACAGCATTGGCTGCCATTTTTTCGGCCATTTTTGCAGCCCATAGGTGGTTTCTGAAACAGGAAAGACAAGACAAAGAAATCGAGCAAATAAAATCAGAACAGTGCCTGCTTACCTATGGGGTACTGGCTTGCTTAAAGGGATTGAAAGAACAGGGGTGCAATGGCCCCGTAACAGAAGCTATCAATAAAATAGAGAAACACATCAACCAGCAGGCACATGAATGAGAGGAATAATTATGGATTTTGGAATTGCATGTGTAGCAGGAATTACAGCGCTGTGTTATTTGGCCGCTATGGCCGTCAAAGCGACATCGGTAGACAACAAGTGGCTGCCAGTTATTTGCGGCGTTATTGGGGCCACACTGGGCGTTGTAGGCATGTATACGATGCCAGATTATCCGGTGAAAGACATTATCAATGCGGCGGCCGTCGGTGCGGTATCTGGCCTCGCGGCTACCGGTATTAATCAGATGTACAAGCAGCTTAAAGACAATCAGCAAAAGCAGACAGAGGCGCCGGTGGAAGAGACAGTATAAGTTGCGATATCGCAACAGTACATAGGGCCTGGGATATCCCCGGGCCTTTTTTAATAGGAGGTTATAATGGTACAGAGTGAACAGAGCAGAGAACTTGGAGAAAAGTGGTTTAAACAGCTGCAGACCGAAGTGGCAGCGGCACCGGCAGAGAATCTGGAGGACTTCCGGGCGGCCATAGACCCGGATACGATGGGATTTTATGGTCAGGAGGGAGTGGACGATGAAGATTAATAAACTGCTTACCCCATACAATTATAACGACGGTCAGATTAGCCGTATCAAGTACATCGTAATCCACTATGTCGGCGCCACCGGCGGGGCAGAGGCCAACTGTAGATACTATGCCAGTGAGCATATTGGCGCCAGCGCCCACTACTATGTTGATTTTGATGGTAGCATCTGGCAAAGCGTGGAAGATAAAAATATAGCCTGGCACAGCGGCCGTAAGGATGGCATATATAAGCATCCCGAGTGCCGCAATTCCAACAGTATCGGAATTGAGCTGTGTGTCAGAAACAAAGGAAGTCAGGCGGCAACCAGCCGGGATTGGTACTTTGAGGATGCCACGGTGCGTTCGGCTGTGGCCCTGACCAGAGAGCTGATGGAAAAATACAAGATAACGGCAGACCGGGTGGTCCGGCATTATGATGTCACCGGTAAAATATGCCCGAATCCTTTTGTCTATAATCATACGGATCATACCTGGGAGGAGTTTAAAGCCGCGCTTAAATCAGCCGGTTTCACACCGGGGTGGGAGAAAGATACTTTGGGCAGATACCGCTATGTACAGGCAGACGGCACCTATGCAGTTAATAAATGGCTGCTGATTAACCATCATTGGTATCTGTTCGGGAAAGACGGATACATGCTGACCGGCTGGCAGCGCTGGAACGGTAGTAGCGTCATCGGTTTGGATGAACCGGGGGACTGGTATTTTCTCGACAATACGGTGGATGGGCCGTTGGAGGGCGCATGCTGGCACGAGCGGGCCGGAGGGTTTGGCGGCCTGGAGGTGTGGGAAATTAATTAAAATATTTTGAGTGGTTGGGGGTATCCTGGCCACTTTTTTGTGTGGTGGGAGAAGAAGAATAAAGAAAAGAGTAATGTAACGGCAAAATAAAATCAGAGAAAGGATGAATTTTATGTTAGTAGAAATCACAGGGAAGAGATACGAAGAAAAATTGATTACAACGAGTTTGAAGGTTGCAGAAAAGTTCGAGAAGAACCATCAACACATACTCGAGGCCATCGATAAACTGACGGTCGAAAATTCGACAGTCGCAGAAATGTTTACCTTATCTACATATAAGGCTGGGAATAATCATGAATACAGAATGTATAATATGAACAGGGATGGCTTTTCTCTGCTTGCAATGGGTTTTACAGGTGAAAAGGCGTTGAGGTGGAAACTGGATTATATTAAAGCTTTCAACACTATGGAGACCGAACTTAAAAGAATTTACACGGAACGGCAGCAGTGGCAAATCGAGAGAGATAAAGGTGTTATCGTCCGTCATATCCTGACTGACACCATCAAAATGAAAGTAGCCGACAGCCCGCATAAGAAATTCGCCTATCCCAATTATACAAAGCTTATTTACAAGACTATCTTCGGTAAAACCATGAAAGAACTACAGACACAGTACGGTGTCAAGGGCAAGGAAAGCATTAGGGAATATGTGACAGCAGATGAACTTAAGCAGATTGAATCTATGGAGATGCTGGTCAGTAGCCTGATAAGCTGCGGATGGGGATATGACCAGATAAAAGCTTTTGTACAGACCAACGCAACGAAGATGCTGGCTGGGTAG